CGGATATCACTGCATTCTTATGGCGGAAATCATCAAAGATCTTTTTCAACTCATTCGTCTTGGCAGGGTCCTGATCAGGTTCTCCACTGTAGTTATAGAAATCATCACCGGCTTTGTTGGCGCTCTCGCCAGAAATTCTCCTAGCAATTTTCCACACCTGCGCGGCAGTTAGAAATCTTTTACACGGTGTCAACTCCCTTTCCTTTGTTATCTGCTCAATCAAAATCTTGACATTCTCCACTTCAGCTTTCAAATCATCATCAGACATCATAACGAGAACTTGTGCTCGATCATCATTTGTCAATTTCGGTGACTCATCGTCAGCAATTTGCTCATTCTTAAACATTGATGCCCATGATTTTGGTCTAGACTGTTTCTCCTCTTTCGCCATCGCTTCCATCAACTCCTGATCCACAGCCTGTTGTGCGGCTCGTTCAGCTTTAGCTTTGATATCTGCTTCAAGGGCAATCTGGCTGACTGTTTTCAGCTTTTTCTTGATCGCATCTCGATGTGCACTTCTCAATTGCTTGAATGGTTTCGACGGTTCCAGTTCTTGCTCCAATCCAGCTTGCGTGTTGTTGATCATCTCTTTAGCCAATTGTTTCGCAGACTTGTCTCGAGGCACGGGCGGTGCGACCAACGGTGTGGCCACTCCACGCTTAGCATCTTTACCAAATCCGTATTGGGTCGGTTGTTTCGGTTGGCCATAGGAAACTCCTGTGTTCCCCACTACCATCGCTCCAACTTGTCCTCCATCATCAAAGGATGCATCGGCAAGCGCATCAAGCGCTGCTTTGAATCTGTCCATCTTTTCCAAACCTTCCGGATCATACTGGCGCTTTTCCTCGCGGTCCATGTAGTTCTCGTATTCGTTCAGATAACGTTCAGACATCTCATATACAAACTCTTCAAATCTGTCGTACGAACCCATATCAGCCAATAGATCATCTTCTAGGTTTCCCTCATAACGCTCCTCATTAGCTTAATGTTGATAATCATATTGCCACTCCTGGTACATGTCTTCTAGTGTATCCCAGTGATCTTTTTCACCACCCTGGTCATAATCATCCCATGACTCGTCTTTGCCACTCGCTAATCGTTTCTTAGTCAAAAGATTCTTTCGCAAGGGTTCGCCACGAATAATCTGCCTCATCTGTTGAAGAGCAAAATTAACAACGTACAGTCGATTGTAACGATTTCCGTTAGTAGCGCCCAAATTGAAACCTATAACCTTATTTTGGCTCACGAGAGGAGAACCACTGAAACCTGGCAACGTAGGGGCCGTATGTAAGCCCTGGTCACACCATTTCCGTTCGATCTTCCCTTTACCATAAATTAGTTCGTTATTCCGTAAGGACACTACTGTGTAAACGCATGTCACGAGTGAAGTAACTTGGAGTGGTTTGACACCAAGCTGGCATTTTATTAGTCCATCCAACCTAGCATCGCTCACCTTCCAACACATCATATCGTGTGTAGAGACCATTAGCACTGACTCCAGCATCCATTCAAGTAACTGGG